AGGCGGGGGACATCTTCCCTCTTGATTCCACAGATGCCAACTGGGATGCCCTCGATTTCGTACTGCAGCCATGCTGTCTTACGCATTTCTTTCGGGACAGTGAATCGGCCGGAGATTTCACGCGCGAGAAGCTGGCGCTGGTATTTCCGGCACGGCTGCTTCAGCTCAGCCAGTGTTCGCTTTGCACCTACCTCCCACTCCCGCCAGTCCGTAGCGCCAGACGAAAAGTTCGCATGGGCTTTGGTAAAGGTATGCCTGAGGGATTGTCTCAGGAGCTCGGGTTGTTGTGCTAGGTGCGTCGGAACACGGCTGTTAAGCCACATGAAGTAGTCCGTGAAGTATTGTTCGTTATCTTTTGTGCAAACGGCTGCGTGGGTCAGGTAATGCATTCGCTTCATTTGAAATTTATAGCCGTTTCGCTGCTTCTCTGGAAGTGTGGAGATGTCCACCCACTTGCTTAAGGGCCTTCCATGATACCCGTCCTTGTTCCAGCAACCAAGGAATGTCGCGCCGTTTTCGCTGCCGTACGATGACAGCTTACCGACGTTCCAATCACCCGCCCAAATGCCGAAGCGCTTGTCAAGGCGGTTTTGAATGTCTGGTGGGGTGAGTCCTTTCGGAAGGCATCCGTTCCTGAAGCCGATGAGCGTGTCATCTCCATAAATCCACAGGTCGATGTCTTGAGGGGAGAAGTTGAGGTGGCGTAGTGTGGAGACCACTGCGATCCAGTTGCAAAAGGAGTCGAGGATGCTAGTCCAAGGTCCTGACCAGTTGCCAAAGGTGCATCGGTAAATCCAACCGCCGGGTAAGATGATAGTCTTAATTATACAATGTGCCATTTCATGCAGTAACCTATAGTCCCATTCATTCCCTGGTGGCAGCAGCGCACGGATCATGCCAAACGCGGTGACGAGCAAAGGCTCAGATAAACGGAAGCCAAAGCGCTTATGGTCTATCTCGAACTCAACATCATTCATTTCGCTCGCCCGGGCGTCAGACTTTGCACCGCTAAGGGCACGATGCCCGATCTTAATTGCACCACCACTCTCCTTAATAGCAACACCCACCCCTTGCGAGATCTGGGACGACACGTTTGCGTTAATGCCGTCATCGAAGATGACTGCACGCGACCTTAAGTCAACACCCAGCTCGGCGTCGTCCGCTTGCCCCGGCCACCCAACTGCCACAATCCAGCCCCCGGAAGTACCCCTTTCTTACTTA